TATCAGTTCCTTTTGCCTTGTCCTGTACTTTTTGAAATTCGTCTTTAAGCTGCGCGTTTCTTTTCGTAAGTTCGATGGCGCTGATCGCGTTGTTGTCATAAAGTAGTTGCGTACGTTCAAGCGCTTTATTAAATTCTTCTGTAGGAGTTAGTAAGCCTGCGGATACATTCGCTCCTTCTTTCATTAAGGCGTCTTTTGCGTCTTTTTCTTGTTTCATCGCATCGATGTTTGCTTGTCGTGCTACGGTAGAGTCAAAAAGAGCAAGCGCATTATTTTTTTCTGCCTCTGTTGCCTGATTAAGATCTAGCGTACGTTGCAATATGGCGCGATCGCTTAGCCCTAATACTTCATTTTCTTCTTTTAATTTTTCAATAAGATCTGTTATCGCATCGGTGAATTCTTCGTTGCGCATTGTTGCTTTATTCGTTTCGTCCGCCGAGTCTTTAATTAAATCTTTAACTGGCAATGCCGCGCCTTGTATGCCCGTATACCCCTTTATAGAATCAGCCTGCGCATCAGCAAAATCTTTAATGGACGCGATTGCTTTGTCTCTTTCAGCGGTGGCTTCGGCTGTTGAAGTTTTTATTGCAGAATTGCTTCCAGCAACCGCCGCGCGCAAGGCTTTTGCAGATGAAACCATGTCGTCCACTGTTTCGTCGGATAAAAAAGGCGTGTATTTTGAGGAGATAAGAAGAAATTGAGCTAACGATTCCCGCATGTTGTTAAGCGCAAAATTCCATTTTTCAACTATAGTCAGTGTCACTATTGTTATACTGTATTTTAAGTTTGCCCACGCAGTTAACAAGGCAGTGGTCATGCCTACTCCAGCTACGCGCACAATTTCAAATTCATCATGCAGTAATTTACCGAATTGAAACGCTAATACTCCTACCATAGCAACAGATAATAGGCTCAATGCAGAAGCCATAACGCCCACTGCTTTTGCAGCCTGCAGAGTAACCGGCGTCGATAAAGCAAGGCCGCCCATAAAAGCGGGCAAGGAGGTAAGGGCAATCCCAGTTAATGATGCTTTAAGTGCAATAAATGCCCCCGTTAACCCTGCCACAGATATAGCGGCAATTTCGACTACGGCGGGCAATGCTACTAGTGCAATATAAAATGCGCCGCCGGTTCCCAGCAGTTTTGCAAGATTTACAATTAGGTCTGTGTTTTGGATAATGACATCAGACATGCTAACTACTGCGCCAGAAAAAGCAGTTACAGCGCCAAGTCCTTCTGCTCCCAATGCCTCAAATACTCTGCTAAGTGCCTGCTTCATCCTACCTAGTGCAAACCCTGCTGTTTTGCTCATAGCATCAAACGCTTCTTGCGTCGCACCTGTCTTGTTTTCCATGTCCTCCATAATTTCATTGAAGCTCTTGCCTGCTTCGCCGGCAAAGTTTAATGCCGGGATGATGGCTTCAACGCCACCGAATAATTGTGCGATCTGTTCTGTGCTGCGGCCTGTTTTTTCGCTGACTTCTGCCATAAATCCAGCAAAGCCCTGTGCTTTTAATCCAGATACTGAAAAATTAATGCCTAATTTTTCTGCGAGCTCTGCGGCTTCGCTCGATGGCTTTGCAACAGCGGCCAATATTGCACGAAGGCCCGTTACTGATTCGCGAGTGGATATACCTGCTTTTGTAAGTGCGGCGACGGCTGCGGCTGACTCATCGAAGGATAGTCCTGCTGATACCGCAAGCGGGATCACTTTACCTAATGATGCAGATAGTTCGCCGACGGTTGTCTTACCTGCTTTCATTGCAACGAATAAAGCATCCGATGCTTCGCCTGCTGTTAACCCTGTTGCGCCGTAGACATTCATTGCCGTCGTTAGGCCATCGACGGCTGTTTCGACATCTGTTACGCCGCCCACTGCTAATTTATTCGCAGCAGTCAATACTTCGATTGCCTGCGCACCGGGTTCAGCGCCTGCTGATATTGCCTGATAAAGACCTTTTGCTTGTTCAAGTCTGTTTGATCCAAACTCTGCTGATAATGCGCGTACAGAGTCCGTCATGCCGTCAACAGAATTTTTTGCATCGCCTGAAAGCAACGTCGAGACTTCTTTCATTGCTGTTTCAAACTCGACTGCTTGACCGATTGTTGCTTTAAATAATAATGCGCCGCCGATTCCTACGATCGCGCCTTTCATTGAAAAGATAGATTTTTTCAGTCGGTCAAAACCGCCCGCCATCTTCGTTTGTTGAGCGCGTACATTGCGCGACATCCCATCGACGGAGGCCTGTACTTGCTTTGCGCCTTTCTGGACTCCCGATGCATCAAGTTTTACGCCAAAAGTGGATAGAAAATTAGCCATGCGATCTACTCTTATCTAGATATACGTTGTCCATCTCGACTATCAATGTTACAAACATTTCTATATCCTCAATTAAATAAAGCCTTATGTACGCTTCTATCTCTGTCAAGGGAATGTAACCTTGCGACATTCCCTGATTTCGACTTCTATTGAGTAAATTAAATGCTGCAATATACTCAAAATAAGCACTTGGATAATCAGGCTTTGAATCAAGTGCGGCAGTATTGACTTTGCCGCTGTCTTTCATCTTCTCTAAAAATTCCTCATGCTTCCCCCACTCTAAATTCCATTTTAAGTAGGCGGTTACTTTTCCACTGCGTCTTCAATCTCCTCCTCTCGAAAAATCTGGAAATCCTGAGACCATGCAACAACGTCATCGCGAAATTCTTTAAAAACGGGATTGGATAAAATTTCGACGGCTTTCTCGACGCTGTACTTCACTTCTTTGTCGTCTATTTTTAGCCCTTTCCAGTCCACTAGAATTTCTTTTGCAATCGCTTGGGTTAAGATCTGCTCTGCAAGATCATCATCGAGTGATCCGCGTTGTGTCGCTTTTTTGTGCGGCGCTAATAATCCAGAAAGATATTTTTGAAATGATCTACACCCATATCGACGTATCAATAATGAGGTTGTTGAATCAAGATCAATCCATTTACCTTCTTCGGATGCTTTTACATCCATTGCGTAGCTTTTACTTAAGTCCATTGTTTTTACTCCCCGTTATAAAAATATTAATCTAACGCATCGATCTGTATTGCGTAGGTGCCGCCGGCATCGACGATTGCGCCATAGGTTAAATCCTGTACAACATCTGAATTGGCTCCGCCTGCTTCTATTGTTGCTTCAGTATATTTTGTATTAGGTACGGTAAACAGATAACTATTGCCATCTGAATCCGTCACCTTAGTGCGAAAACTTGAATTGGTATCGTTGACAAATTTACTAACCAGTGAATTGTTTTCAAAATAAGCCGTCATGCTTCCAGTAACTTCGCAGCGACCTGCCGCAATCCCCGCCAGTTCGCTTTGGCCGACTTTAGGTTGTTCCCTGTTGTTGTTCGTCAAATCAATACTGAATGATTGAAAGCAAACGCCGCCTGCAATATTCGATCCTTCCCAAACATCACCTACGTTGCCCGATGCGTTCATTACTGGGTTCGATATTACAGCCGCAGTTGTCGAGGCAATCGTGGTCGAGGCAAGGGTAACTCCTTGCCCGTTAAAGCTGAATGATCCCGTCAGTATTGATTGTGATTCAAAACTAAGGCTCATCGAGCCTACACGCATTCCGTCAAATTGGTGCAATGAACTGACGTCTGCAAATTCTTTTTCAATAGTATAGGATTTATTAGTCGTGCCGTTGCGAATAACCTTGCCTTGTACGACGCCTGCGCCTGCTGAAAATATTTCAGAGGTAAAGGATACGGCTGCGCCTGATGATGCATTAACAACATCAAGGGTGGTATTTGCACCTACGGTACTGACTCCCGTTACCCGTACATCGAGGTTATTGCCTGCGACGGATGCGGTTACTCGTAAATGCTGATCGACAACCACGTTGTTCATTGCGCTCGAATCACATTTGATGCGACTTGCTGAAACGACGCATGATGCGATAGCAGCAGAAACACGGGTGGTCACCCATTGACTTAGCATAGCGCCCTCAATAAGGCGATCCATTTCTGCGTACCTTAATTCAAAATTAATATCGCCGCCAGCACCGCCACCGACTTGCGTGATGTCGGATACGTTTCTGTCGGATCGTATGGTATCGGATGTAACGGAATCAAACGTTCCGTTTAAAGATTCGGATGTGAAATTAAGATCCTGCATAGCAGGGCCAGTAGGCGGAACGCCCCAAGTAGATTCTTCGATGTAACGGACCGCGGTGCGGTTAGCGTCTGCAAATGACATATCGGTGCCCCTCTATAGAGTTAGTTGATTAAACCGAGAGGCATAGTTGATTAGTGAGGCTTTTGAACGTGACTAATCAGCGTGTCGGTATGGGTAGTTTATAAGAGCTTTATTATATATACAAGAATTTATTCTGTTAATTGGCTTTTGCGGATAAATTTGCTCAATTAGGAGTTTTCAGAAAATGAAATCCCTTTTTTTATTCCGAGTTAAGTGGCATAAGTATATTGCAAATCAATAAGTAAGTGGCTAAGTGGAAGGTATATTTCATGATCCACTAGTTTATGATTTGATTTTCCCCTATATAATATAGGCTCTGAAACACTTAGAAAGAGGAGAACGCTATGACCAGAATTAACATTATCCCGGCGGAGGAATTAACCGACCAGCATTTAATCGCCGAGTACCGGGAGATCTTTATGGTGCGCCCGGCATTGCTTCGCAGCATGTGTGCCAAAAACGGGGTATATGGCATCCCGGATAAATATACCTTGAACAAGGGCCATGTTAAGTTTTTCTATGATAAAGGGCTGTATTTGGAGAAAAGGTATACGGAACTCCGGGAAGAGATGCTCTGTAGGGGCATGAATCCAGATCCTGCGCGAATATTTAAGCCTTTTCCCATAGGTTTCCACAACGACTGGGTTCCAAGCTCGGAGGAGCAAGAAATCGCCAGAAATCGCATTAAAATACGGATTTCCGAGAAGCCGGAATATTACCGGTATTATAGGTCCCCATTATCCGGGGTATTTTAATTTGATTTAATACTTGCAATTCATAATAAGCTGTCATATATTTATACCTAAGAACTAACAGAAAGCGGAGAAATAACATGAAAGATATCAAAGTAACATTCGTGGTAGAAGTTGATGGCGAAATAAGTCTGTATCAGTCTACCGCCAAAGTAACGAAGAAAAAAATAAATGAACTATTCATAGATCAAGATCTAGAGTGGAAGAAATATGTTATGGCAGCATTCAAGGGAAAAGGAATGAATCTTTTTGATTCGACCGGTCCTATTTGGGTACTGTATGCCGATAGCAATAACAACGTCGTTCCTGTAGGTGATTATTCAGAAGAAACTGAATCTGAAAAAGTCGCCGCAGAATATACGACAGCACTTATGGATCATTTAGTGGGCGAAATGTCATGAGGATTAAAATAGTAAGTTACGTTGATGTTGATGTTGATTCATATTGCTTAGAATACGGTATCGATAAAAAAGATATTCGCAAAGATATCAAATCGACTTATGAGCATCAGCCGCAGCAGCATATCGAACAGTTAGGACTAGAGTCGCCTAAACGTGGCGCTAAAAACTAATCTTTACTTTCTCTTTTAAGCCACTCTTCCCACGCATGGATTGCGCCTTTCAAAAGGCGTATCAATGTTTCGTGAAGGTAGCGCGTCGATGCTTTCATGCATGACGTTTAATGCACGCCATCCCAGTAAAAAGAGATTGAAAGCGTCATTTACAATCCGCTCATATAGGCATTGAAGGCAGCATACATATCAGCGACTTCAGTGCTTGTTAAAGATGAGCCTATATGCGTAATGCTCTGCGATCTCGAAGTCGTACCCTGCGCGTCATTGCGCATTAAGTTTATGTTGGATACTGTTACCTTGTTGTAGGTAGTGTTAGGGCTACCGGCAAGTTCACCGTTTTTATAGACTTGATGTGAAGTAGTGCCGTTTCTGTTGGTCACAGCATGCCCAACGCCGGAAGCTACGGCTACGGCAAAATTTGAATTTGAATTATGCGTTCCTCTTATCGAACCGGACGAATAGGCAATCAACTTATTGTTCATTATGTCGCCGCCGACAAGCTGAGTATCGCTTCCTATGCATGGGAAGTTAGATGATTCTGTAGACTGTGACCATAGTCCCATGTGCGTACTCGTCCCGCCGTGGTGGGCTAATTCGCCCCATCTTGCAGATCCACAATCTATGTAATCATCATTCCCAATGCCGCCAACAGGATCGTACCCGTAGTCTGTTATAAAAGCTATTCCGCCCATCGGAATTCCGTCATAAGGGCCGGGATCTACCCAGTTAATTAATGCCGCCTGTGCGTCGTGCGCTGCCTGTATGTATAGGATATCTAGTTTATCCCATACTCCTGCGTCCATAAGTGCCCTAACTAAATTGTCGATTAAAGATTGTCTGTCAGCGGCTGGCGTGACTGTCATTGCCTGCACTATTGCAACTGATTCTGGCACAGTTAATTGCAGACTGAAAGGAGGCGAGTATATCCCATCCCAATAAAATGGAATGTTCAATGTCATCCTAAACCAGCCATCAACATCACCTACATTGGTTAAAGATGCTTCTCGACAAGTAATCCCGTTAAACTGAGAGTCTCGAAATATAACAGCTAAATCTGCTGCATACACTCGCGCTGCTGAACTGCCGATGCTGATAGGTGTATTTATGTCTATGCTGATCGTTCCGGTAACGCGATGCGTTGCGGGAGTGTTTACAGTGATGCGATCTGCACGCTCTTCAAATATAGTCATCATTATCCAATCACCGCCTTTTGGAGGACTGAACTCGACATTCTCCCATGCGATAGGAGTTATATCCCAGTTGTCCTGTAACCGTCTTTCGATGTCTCTGCGCGCTGTATTGAAGCTCATTTACAATCCGCTCATGTACGCATCAAATGCTGCATGGATGGCAACAATTTGTGCGGTAATGTGCTTCGTACCCATGTGAAAAATACTTATTCTTCTATCTGTTTCGTTTCCTTCATGTGCACCGATACGCACAGCAGTCGGGGGAACATTTCCCGCGCTGTTGGTAGTATTGTAAGTTCCCAAAACCCCATTTTTATATATTCGTCTGTCGTTAGTAGCTTTTATAGTGACTTCTGTATGCCCTACCGCAGTACCTCCATTGTTTACGTTTAATTGTTGTCCACCATTTATAAATCCAATAGCAGTGTTCGCTAGAGAGTTACAGCCTAATTGGTTGGAATCAAAAGAAGATGTGTCCTGCGCACCGACTTCATATTTTAGCGTACTACTTGCTGAATCAGTAAAGCACCATACGCCATAATGCGCAGATACACTTGAGTATCCGCCGACCGCCGACCATGCAACACCATTACCTACTTGTAAGTAACGGCTGTTCGCTCCTAGATAACCTTGATTTGCTGCGAATGCCATGCTTCCTACATTGGTCGCAGACAATGCTCCCGGATTTACCCAGTTTATTAAAGAAGATTGCGTATCGTCTGCTGCAAATATGTAAAGTACGTCGAACGTATCCCATACGCCTGCATCTAGCAGAGATTGAACTAATGTATTGATCAATTCCTGTCGAGGCTTGTCGGGTTCGACTGTCATTGCATTTACTACTGCAATGGCTTCTGGAGAATCAAGGTAAAAACTTAAAGGCTGAATATAACTGCCATCCCAGTAAAATGGAATGCGCATCGTCACTCTGAACCATCCGTTTTCTTGCGCGCCATTTGAAAGACTTGCTGCTAGGCAGGTGATGCCGTCGAATTGTGAGTCCCGGTAGATGATAGCTAATTGATCTGCGTAGTCACGAGCAGCAGTAGTTCCAGTATTGATAGGAGTATTAATATCGATAAAGATGGTGCCATAGGTACGATGCGTTGCAGGCGTATTTACGGTAATTCTATCAGTGCGATTTTCCTCTATTCTCATCGATAACCAAGATACTTCTTTTGGCGGACTGAACGCGACGTTTTCCCACGCAATAGGCGTCAGATCCCAGTTAACCTGTAATCGTCTTTCGATAACTCGCCTTGCTGTAGTAAAGCTCATTATTGAACCTCTTTGACTGCATCGCTGACCATTTGCGCAACTACGCTCAACGTACGCTGCACCATAAAGCCTTTATCCGCTTGCTTAGAATGCCCTTTTTCTAGGCGAATAATATAGGGTAGATTATTTGTGATCCAAACAGTATCTTGAGGCTTTGAGGTAAGAAAACTAGTCTCCTCGACGCCGTTCGCTGCGGTCGCAGCAGCAGAGCCGCCGCCTTCAATACCGTTATTCGATTTAGGCGCCGCGCCGTAATTCAAAGCCCATGCGCTGCGCGCGTGTCCTGTATCAACAGGCGTCCTGCGCGTAACCCCTGCAAATATATCAAGCGCGACTTTGCGCACGACTTGATCAGCATCTGCTCCTGTCAATTCGACAAACTTTTTAATATCTTTTTCAAATTGCCGAAGATTAGTGAAGCGTACGGTCATGACTCTCTCAAATGCAAAATCCAGAGCGCACCAGCAGGATCTTGCTCAATGCCTATAACTTCGTAAACCGCGCTAGAACCCGCAATTACGCGATGCACACGATGCTTTAAATTAGGCTGGACGGATAATAAGTTCTGCGAAGTCAATCCTTTTACGTCTGTCGGCTCTATCTTGTCGTTTTCCTGCTCTTTTTGGGAATAACTATCAAATAGCATGGTTGTTGTAACACTCGATGCTGTTGTGCTTACTACGCCCGCAGATGCGTTATATGCTGTGCTGGATATCGCCTCGAACCGGGCGGATACGTAAACGCCATCAAAAACATTTTGCGCAATGTCTGCAACCGATCTAAATACTGTTTCTAGGCCCATGACTAACTCCTAATCAAATCTTTCGTGCCTGATCCTGTTCGAGATCTTATTCGTCCGTAAGGCTCGATCATTGCTTTGATGAAATCAGGTATGGCAGTTGTGCTGTCGCGATCTTCTTTATCAATAACCAGTTTCAATGGACCGGCAGTTAATTCACTGAAGCCTTTCGTATCTGGTTCTGCTGTGATATCGACGGCTAATAAATACATCGCCAATTCTGCTGTGATCTCTTTTAAGAAAACAGGGATGATGTCGTTGTCGATAGATTCGCCGTCCCGGTAATACACGGAATGGCGCGGCCATCGCAGCGCTTGGTTTTCTATCAGATCGGCTTTATCGCCGTCCCAGTCTATCCAATGATCGAGGGTGCGCGTCGCCATAACAGCAGCGATATCTTTATCACCTGCGCTTGCGGTTGTCCAAGCGGTAGAATTTAAACGGGATTCAAAATAGGTATCGGCTTCAGCCACTGTCAAGTAGCTGTTCGCGTTCGGTGCGCCAACGGTGGCGATAACGGTAACTGCCATGTCTTACTCCTTCTGCTTACAGAAAGTCATGTCGATAAACTCTTCTTGCCACTCCTCCGCAAAGTCGCAATCTATGTAGTCCTTAAAATACGGTCCGCCCTCTGTATAATGAAGATTCTTGATATTACCAGAATTTTCAGCCTCGTAATAGTCTACAAGGAAGTTCCATTCTTTCGGGATCTCCCCAATTAGTTCATCTGGAAGCCATTTAAACTGATGCAGATCAAGGCCATGCGCCGTGTTTACGTATTCGGGAGTCAGTCCTTCGCATTTTCTGTTGTTGAACAACATCACGGAAGACCAGTTTTTGCGCTCATATTTTGTCTGTATCGTATCAAGATATTTTAGCTCATTTTCCGGGACATGATTATGCTTTACCACTTGAACAGCTTTTGATTCATCCCGCAGATCCCAAAGTTCTTTGATATCTTCGAGCATCAGCATATCGCAATCAGCAAAGATAGCCCATCCTTCATACCCGCAAAGGTAAGGTACGAGCCAGCGCGAAAAAGCAAATTCATTTGACTGTAAAGGATCGCGAGGCCGGGTTAATTCAGGAAGCTGGTTTAACATGATAGGCGTAAACGAAACCGGGACACTTGATCTGCGCATGATGCTATTAACAAAAGTATGGTAGGCAACAATTTCACCCGGGTCGTATCCTATAAACATTTTAATCATTACCGTACCCCATTGCATTCAAGTGTGATAGTTTTTCTGCCGATAGCAGAGCGACAATTTCCGAGCTTTTTATCCCGGCTGTAAAAGATGCTACATTATAATGATCATGATCATCGTCGAGAATTAGTACGATGCACTTCTTCCCAAGATCTTGTTCTCGCTGTGTTTCTAATGCAAGTTCAAGACAGTTTTCGACTGATTGATAGGCATTGTCATTTGTCGTATTTGCTAGGCTTACTATCTTGTTATCAGACATACGCCTCACCTAATAAATGTTTTGCTGGAAGCCCCTGCTGCATTTCTTCAAGGTTCCATTGCGCGTAGGCAATATCGTATGCAAACTGTTGGCGATCCATTATTGCATTACTTATAAGCGCATTCGATGTTGCTCGCGGAGTGTAATCGTAGATCATTGATCCTGCATCAGCGCAAAATGCGGGAACCCCTGCAAGCAATGCATCGACGCCTGAATTACTATTAAAAGTAATCACAGCACGCGCGCGTTTAAATTCTTCTTCGAGCGTACCTCTCGATTCAATCGTACCTAACATTGCAGGCGTTGCAGTCAGCGCCAGCGGGTGAGGTCTGAATATAACTTCGAGCTTCATTGAATGCAGCCATGCGACAGTTTGCGCGCACCACTCAATATGATTTGTATGCTGAACTGAGGCATCCCATGGCACTTGCGCGCAAAGTAAAATAGGACCTTTTTGTCTTATACGCCACGGCTCTAACTTAACATCCAGCTTTTCCCATCTGTCGCCAATAGAAAGTTTATTATTGAAATCTGCATTTGCATTCAGACCATTAAGACCTGCTGAATAATAATGATCTCTTTTTATATATCCCTTCTCTAAAACAACAGTATTTTTACCTTGCGCTTTTTGCTCTTTGATTATGTTGCCTCGATGCATGCTGTAAGGTACTGCATGCTTACCTACACCGAACACGACAGCAAGATCAAGATCGCTTTTGTAATCTTCAACATCATACAAGCATGAATCAAATCCGGTATTTAATAAGCCTTCATGAAATGCTTCGAGCACTTTGCAATGCTCATCATTATTGCCCGGTAGATATACACCTACCTTCATGATCCAATCGCTTTTAATTGCGCCTTCGTCAATGAATTTTTAGGTACATATCCCTGCGATGCCATCGCAAGCGTTGCCTTTCTTGGGAAAAGATCGCCTATCTTTTTCTTACCGTGTACGTAACGAACGGGATCGAGTTTGACGTTACCTATATGCCCTGTTTCAGGATTAATAAATTTCATTGTTCTCATTTTGACGCCACCAGTATTAATGTTCGACCATCATCTGCTTCGTAAATGTCGCCGGGTATTTTATCGTACTGTGTATAAACATGATCAACTTTGAAGCCATGCTTATTCAACAATGCCGTCATTTCTTCTAACGTATAATGGCGGACATGAAATGGGTAATCTTCTTTTGTCCACGCATTGAATATTTCATTAGGTGAACTGATGATTAATTTATCGGTCAGTAACGCATAGTTTGCTATCAGC